CGTGGCCGCTGCGACGCTCCAGACGGCGATCCAGGCGTGGGGCGGCATCTACGCTGCCGTGACCGTGACGGGCACCGGCCCGTTCACCATCACCTTCCCGCAGGTCGCCTCGAACGTGAACGCCGCGGCTGCGCAGTTCCAGGCCAACGGCAAGGCCCTGACCGGTGGCACCAACCCCTCGGCCACGGTCGTGGCGGCTGCTGCTGGCGGCACGGACTCGCTCCTGCGTGGTGTCGGTGGCGACTGGTCTCAGTGCGCTTACGGCGTCGGCATGGACATCAGCATCAAGGTGTCCACCGAGGCGAACTACTACGACGGTGCCAACTGGCACTCCGCGTTCCAGGAGAACCTGACCCTCCTGCTCGTGGAGGCGTACTACGGCTTCGTCGTGGGCAACCCGAACGCCTTTGTCCTCTACACCAAGGGCACTGCCGCCTTCTGATCGGTCCTGAGGGGCCTCGGCGCATGGCTGAGGCCCCTCACCCGTTCTCACCGTTCACAAAGGAGGCGTCATGTCGCAGACGATCACCACGTTCAACGACCTGGACACCTTCCTGCAACTGGGCGGCACCATCGACGCAGCAAGGGCGACCCTTCTGCTCGACCTCGCCTACGACAAGTGCTCATCCGTCGTCTCCCCCGTGCCGGCGGCAGCTAAGGGCGTCATGCTCGAGGTCGCTGGGCGTGCGTACACGAACGTCAACTCCGCCAACCAGATCGGCATCGGTTCGGCTCACGTCTCCTATGCCGGATCTAGCCACACTGGCGGCGTGGGTGGGCTGTACCTGTCGAAGTCCAACATCGCTGAGCTGCGGCGACTCGCTGGCGGTGGCGGCGCGTTCACCATCGACCCGACCGCTTCCGATGCCGGGACCGGCCTTCAGCCTTGGGACTCGAATGTCACCTGGCTCAACGGCGTACCCATCGCTGAGGACTACTCGCGGTGATCCCCACCTTCCTCGTCCACACGGCAAGCGTGGAGACGTTGACTGGCAGCGGTCCCACGGGGCGAGTGTTCGCGGCGCCCGTCACGGTTCGCGGGCTGCTCGACGACGGCCTTGTGCGACAGCAGTCGGCGACCGGTGAGGAGCTGGTGCAGAAGTCGGTGTTCTACGCCGACATAGCCGACGAGGCGAAGTTCGCGGTGGACTCACGGGTCACCGTCAACGGCCGCAAGTCAACGGTCGTAGCGGCGCGGCGTCGCGAGGCTGGTCCGCTGTTCGCTGGGCTGGCTCACGTCGAGGTTGACCTGTCGTGAGTGTGCGGTGGGAGAACTCCCTCAGCGCTGGTCTCAAGGAGGTGCTGGAAAAGTCCCGCAACCTCACGGACGACGTTGCTTACGGCGCCGCGCTCATCCTCGAGGACTCCGACAAGCGCGTACCTGAGCAGTCTGGCCACCTGGTCGGAACCGGCAAGGTCAACCCCGACCGCGGTGGCGACAACGCAGTGGGCATCACCTACGACGGCCCGTATGCCCGGTGGATTCACGAGCACCTGCACTTCAAGCACCCCCGCGGCGGTGAGGCCAAGTTCCTTGAGACGGCCATGCTCACCAAGGGTGAGGATGCGGTCAACAAGGCCGGCGAACACTTCTGGGAGCGACTGTGAGCACGTGGGAGTCTGACCTGCTCACCGGTCTGGCGCAGTACCTCGAGGATCAGGGCGTGGGCGTCTACAACACGACCTACACCGCGACGGACACGGCGATTGTCTTCGGTGAGCCTGAGACGACACCGGACCGTGTGATCGCGCTGACTCTCTACTCGGCTACGGACCACCCGAAGCAGAACCTGTCCACGGTGCGCCTACAGCTGATGATGCGCGGGGCCCCTGAGAACTCCCTCGACGTGGGCGACCTTGCCACGCAAGCCTTCGCTGCGCTGCAGGGCATCGAGTCCCGCGACTTCGGGACCGCCCATCTCGTGCAGTGTGGGCGCGTCTCGGCCGTGCCGCTCGGGCTGGACGCCAACCGCCGTTCCACCAGGGCGGACAACTACCAGATCGACGTGAACACCCCATACACGGCCGGTCGCACCCCCTAAGTCTCGCAGCCACCTTCAACCCCTCACGTTCGTGACGGGGTCCCCACCCATGCCCAAGGAGGGCACCCCTTATGCCTGCAGTCAACCTGCTCGCTCGCGGATACCGCCTCGAGGTGTCCGTCGACGGCGCCACGAACTGGCTCAAGCTCAGCGGTCTCAACGACCTCAACGACTCCATCACCCCGAACAAGCAGGACTCGTCCAACTACGACTCCAACGGCTGGGCGGCTTCCGAGATCACCATGCAGAACTGGGTGGTGGCGGGGAAGTTCAACCGCCAGTCCACCTCCGGCACTGAGGACCCGGCCGCCGCGGCGCTGCGGGCGTGCCGCGGCCAGTTCGGTGACGCGGCCCGGATCTACGTGCGCTGGTACTCGACGGTGCAGACGTCGGAGCCCGGCTGGCAGGGTCGCGCGATTGTCGAGCTGAACAAGTCGAAGACGGGTGTCGCGGACCTCAACGAGTTCACCGTGACCCTGACTGGTGACGGCATCCTGACGTCGATCGCCAACCCCTACGCGCCCGCCCTGGCTCCTGTCGTCACGTCCGCGACGCCTTCCGGTGTGGGCACGGGTGGTCAGGTCACGATCGTGGGCCAGAACTTCACGGGCACGGTCGCCACGACGGGCGTCAAGTTCGGTGGCGTCAACGCGACGTCTTGGGTTGTCCTCGGCGACACCACGATCGTCGCGGTCATGCCCGCTGGCTCGGCTGGCTCGGCCCCGGTCGTGGTCACGAACGCGACTGGCGCATCTGCCTCGTTCGCGTACACCCGCGGCTAGTCGCCCCTGACGTGAGGGGCGCGGCTTGGCTGTGGCCGCGCCCCTCACTCACAGCCTCACAGCCAAACGAAGGAAGGCACAGCCATGCCCCTGAAGGCTTACGAGGAGTTCGCCGCCGAACCGCTCGCGTTCCCCATTGGCGGAAAGACGTACACCGTTCCCCCGCTCGGGTACATCGACGGGATCCGCCTCGCTCGCGTCTTCGCTGGCGAGGACCACTCCCTCGACGACGCGCCGCCTGAGGAGGGTTGGCGCCTCGTCCTCGGCACGGCGTTCGATGAGATGGTCGCCGACAAGGTGCCCATGGAAGCTCTCGCCCGCGCCGGGTTCACCGCCATGACCGACTTCCAGTACGGACGCGACCAGGCCGAGATCGTGTGGGAGTCGGGCATCGACCCAAAAGCCTTAGCGGCGGCGATGAAGCAGGCCGCCGAACAGGTAGCGGCCTCGACGGCATCGAGCAGTACGGGCGAGGCGAGAAAGACCCGGTCACGGGCCTCTACGACTGGTACGACCTCCCCGAAGGCCACGAAGCGCACGCCGGCCAAGGCAAGGAAGTCCGCCTAGTCGACCTGTTCGAGCAGTGGCCGCTGCTGGTCGCTGACTTCGCCGACTGCCACATCCGGTTGCACCGCGAACGGGACTCGCTGACGTGGGCTGAGTTCAAGGACGTTCTCGTCGGTCTCCTGCAGTCCGATTCGCGCCTGAGGCGCCACTTCACCCGCGATGACGAACCGGAGGTTGGCGATGAGTGGTGAGACCACTGTCGGTTCCATCGTCGGTTTCATGCGGATGGACGCGGCTGAGTTTCACCGCGAGATGGAGAAGGCGATCGCCGAGGTTGACCACCTCGACGGCAAGAACGTCGACATCAACGTTAAGGCGGACACGGCTCGCGCTGAGGCTGGCCTAGCTCGGGTTTCAGCCGAGTCGGACAAGGTCAACAAGTCGTCCAAGGACGCAGGCCAGGGCATGGGCGCCCTGGTCGCTGCGATTGTCGCAGTGGGGCCGGCCGTGGTCCCGATCGCCGCCGCCTCTGCCGGTCTAGCCGCAGGGTTCGGCGCGATGGGCGCTGCAGGCATCCTGGCGCTGGTCGGCATCAAGCAAGAGATGGCCGCCGGCACCACAGTCGGGCGCACCTACACCGCCCAGGTCAATGCCCTCGAAGGTAACCTTCACACTCTCGCCAGGACCGCCGCGACGGGCGTGCTGTCCCCGTTCGAGTCGGTCGTGAAGTCCTTGCAGAAGGACATGCCTACCTTGAACCGGATGACGGGCGAGTTCTCGGTCATCACG